TTGTTTATAAGTTGCGTAATTTTGTAAACCGCCTCCTGTTGCTCCAAAAATAGACCCAATTAAGGCGTTTCTTCCTGCTCTTACTGTATCTCTACCTTGCTGCTGTGCTTGTGCAGCTCCAAATTCTAAAGCCCTTGCCCTTGATTCTGTTTGCTTTTTAATATTTTCAAGAGTTTCCCTTTTATCTCTTGCCGATTCTTCCAATATATCTAAAGCTGTGCCTTCTCTTGCAATCCCACTAGCTGCAAATGACATTTTTTGTTTAGAAATTAGCATGTCAAATATTCTAGCTTGCTGATTTGCGTCAAATTCGCCTAATTCTCTTTCAAATTGTGCTTGCTCTCTGTTAAATCTGGCTTGTGCTTCATAAGCTCTTTTTTGTCTTTTTGAAGATTTATAACTAGAAAAACCCCCAACAAGTGAACTTACTGCAGATATTCCAGCACCTACAACAAATGGAATCATTTTTAATAAAATTTAACATATAAAAATTCATCTTTTTTATCAAATGTTATTCTTTTTAACACCGACTCTTGATGAAAACCTAATCTTTCAATCCAATTCACAAAAGGCTCTTGAATTGTAGTTTGTATTCTATGAATATTCATTTTTAAGCAATATTCATCTAAAAGTTTCTTTATTTCTTTATAAAAGCTTTTAGCATATTTATTTACATAAACACTAGGCACTACCCAGCAATGCCCTACACCTTGACTAATTAAATTTATACCACAACAAAAAATGATTCTATCATCTATTATATAAGTTTTGGCTTCATCATTTTTAGATGGATATATTGTATTTTTTAATATCTCTAAAGACTGATAATTAATTTTAGTATTAATTAAATCTATATGAGCAATATCAAAAATTTTATTTATCATTTACAGTAACTTTATAAGTTATGCTTTTAATATTTAAAGGTTGTGGTTCGTTTTGCACGATTTCAATTTGACCATATTTATCCCAATTTCCTGCAATAGTAATTTCTTTATCTCCTGTAAATAAAGGTACAGTTTCATTCATATTGTTTAGAGATGATCTTTCAATAATATCTATTTGTTTATCATTTACAATAATCTTGCCCCCAACAGAATCATAAAATCTAATTACCACACCGCTTATTTTCTTGTCTTTATGCTGTGATGTTCCTATAATACTACCTAAGGCACTCGCCTCTAAAGGTAAGTTTTTTTGTGCTGTATTATAACTTAGTCCAACATGAACAATACTGCCTGCCAAGTCAAGTGAAATTGAGCCATTAACAACTATTTGATTTGGTATTGTAGCACCATCGGACGCAATGCTTACTTCTTGACCTTCTAAGTGATCTAATCCTGTGATATTATTAAGAGCAATAGCCCATTCATTCGGATTAAGAGTTATTGAATTAAACGATTCTATTATAGAAATTGTAATTGTTCTTGCATCAATAAAGCTTTTTATAATTGCTTTACCGCTGCCATAATCTCTTAATTGATTTATTTGTTTTCCTACATCAGAATTAGTAAATACATCAATGTCAGAGGTTAAGGTAATATCAATATTTTCAGTTAATAAAACTTTATTGTCTTCAGTTAATAAAACTTTGTTGTCTTCAGTTAATAAAACAGAGCTACCAATAGCATTAGACAAAGTAAGGGTTGAAGATTTAACGCCATTATAAGTTAAGCTACAATCCAAATAAAGCCTGTTTAGATCATCTACTTTATTATTAGGTTCTTGTACTTCTACAAATCTTTTAGTAACGCCATTAATTGTTCTTTCAACTATAAAATAAATTTCGTCATTCTCTTCGGCATCACTAACTATTGCTATTGATTTAAACTTCCCTTGTGTAGTGTATCTTGACCAAGATTGCACTTGTTGATCTGTTTCTAAAATCAATTTAGCAATTTGTCCATCTTTTCTTATACCCCATAAACAAGGGGTAGGAATTTGTTGATAGGATAATTCTGTTATGCCTTCTCCTGTTATATGGTCGGCATCTGTTGTTATATCGGTTGATTTATATTTATCTACATCAATACTAAAAGAAATACCCCTAACTGTAATATTGTTTTTTTGTATATATATTGGAGTTTCCCCTACTGTTTGCGGCTGTACTTGAGAGCAACCAAAGGCTATATGTTTTTTAATATCTACATCAGAAGGAGTAATTGCGGAAGAATTGTTTGAATTTTTAACTCTAAATATTGAGCCGCTAGTTCCTACAAATAACACTTGATCTGATAAAAGCCATCTAATAGGATCGCCATTAGAGCCTATTTTAACAATAAAGGCGTCCCCATCATTTGTCCCTGCTTCCATAAGCTCGTAATCGCCAGAAGCTGAAAACCATAATTTAAAAGGTGAACTTGTTGAACCGCCAAGAATTAGTCTGCCTTCGTGAATAATGATTGCTGAAGGATATCCCCTAATATTATCAAATTCTCCTTTAGACCAAGTGAATTTAGCAACCGCTCTTAAAGAAGTAGGAATATCATTTTTAGCTTCTACCGTGACTACTGTTGAGCTATTATAACTAATAACCTTGACATGAGCAACATCAGAACCTTCTTTAATGCGCCATATTGTACCTACATCATCTATTGTAAAAGGCGTGTGTCCTGTTGCTGTCATAGTTAAAGTTGCACCTTCTGTCCAAGTTGAGCCGCTTAAGGTAAGATATTTATTATAAATTATATTTTGATCTTGATATGGTCCTTTTATAAATTCTATTGGAGAGAAAGTAAAAGAATTAGCAGAAATTCTAATTAGTTTATAAATAGGGTAATTTTGATGAACAAAATAAACAACATCGCCGTCTTGAAAATATTTTATAGCAAGCAATTCATTTTCTAAATATGGACTTGTAATTTCATGGATTTTTTCAGTAGAACCGCCACTTATATAGTTATTAAAACTTGTACCATCTATTCCTTGCAATTCATAAGTATCATTGCTTATTTTTGTTATTTTATACTCTTTGTTGTTTATTTCAGTCATACCCAAAACATCTTTAATAACAACATTATCGTTGGTATTATAAGGGTGGGCTATATCTGTAATTAAAACTGGATTTGTATTTGTTGCATTGGTAATTGTAGTTTTATTTTCAAGTATTCTCCCTTGTTGCGAAAAAAATCTTAAATAACCTTCGCCTAATTCTAAACAATAAGTTTGGCTAACATTAAATTGAAATCTAATTAATCTCGTTTCTTTGGAGTTATATTTTACTTCACTAATATATTTAGTACCTTTTCTTCTATTTAAAACACCTTGTAATAAAACATCAAAGTTTTCTATTTTTTCAGAGCCGTTAAAATATCTCTCATAGTTTGTTCTTGCATTAACTAAAGAAGATAATTCTCCTGCGTTAAAATTTGTTCTTATTTCTGATACTCTAGGCATTAACTATTTATAAAATTGCCAGTTATTCCAATATTTAAACCTGTTATTCTTGAGTTATTATAACTGCTTGCGGTTTCCGCAATATCATTATCTTCTAAATTATCTTTTTCGCTAGCTAAAGATAATAATTCTATATATTCTTGTTTTATTCTTGCTATTAAACCATTGTCAGAAGTTAAGCTATGTCCTATTTCTAAAGCAATTCTACAAGCAAAAAGATTAATAAAAATAGAATCATATTTATTAGGATTAGTTTCTTTGCCAATAAATCTTATATTAATACTGTTTTCATTGCTTAATATATAACCATTTTCTAATCTAAAAACTGGGTTATTTTCTATCTCCAATAATCTTAAAAATGTAGGTAAAGTAGGCAAAATAAACCTATTATTAAAACCAAATACTGGCGTTGTATTATCTTTATTTAATGATTGTCTAAAAATTGCAAAATTCCAGTTGTGGACTCGTAAAACTTCTTTTAAAATATCATCATAAACCATACTGCAAGCATTAGCTTCTGGCGAGTCGTCAGTCTCAACATTTAATATTTTTTTTGTAATTCCCAGCTTTATTAAAGCTTTATTACAAATTGAAGTTACAGTAGTCATAAATTAGAAACTCAATCGTGCGGTAATTGCTCCGCTAGTGTAATTTCCTGATTTTACAAATAATCTATATTGAACATTTGATTCAACATTTTCTGCTATTTTTTCTATTGGAGAAGTAAAATCATTTACATCTTTTGCAGTATCAGATTGGCCGAATCTCCTTTGCAAAGTTACAGTTGCCGCAAAAGTGCCAGAGATCGAAATATTAAAATTTCTTTTTCCAGTAGAAATCCAATCAGTACCAGAATTATCAGAAGTTATGTTGTCAGCTACTATTTTTCCCATTTTTTAAACAATTACATAAGGAGAGGGAATAAATCCCCCTCCTATAAATTAATTACACACTATATATTAGGTTAGTAGCAATAGTACCAGAAGCAGTACCGACTACATTACCTGTAATTACAACATCTACTAAAGAATTACTGTCTTTAGCAAGGCCGATTAGTTCCCAAACTTGCTTTGTAGAGTCAGCAATATCAATATTACTTAATCCGTCAACAGTTCCAGCAGAAGCAAAAGAAGTAGAAGCAAGTAATACATTAGCATTAATTGCAGCACCGTCATTTATTTCATAAAAACCTACTACAAAATCAGTACCGCCAGTAATAGCATCATGTTTGATTGTTAGTTCGTTAAGAATAGCATTTGTTGGAATTCTAGCCATTCTATAAGTAGAACCATTATCATCAGTTGCATCTACTTCAACGATTTCTTTATTTGACAATAAAATGCCTTTTTGAGTTCTTGACTCAGGCATAATTACAGGCTTAGAATCTAAGCCTTCTAAGTTTATTGAACCTTTTTTATTTACAATAGCCATATTTTTTTATATTTTATTAGTTAATTTTTATTCTGTGCAAGGTAAAACCACGATTTTTTCATCTTCAATCCTAGCAGCTCCCATGTCCATTTCAACATAGATAGTTGGAGTGAATGATCTATCAGGATTATCCGCCATTTTAACTTTTAATTCAGTAGAAACACCAAGCCCTAAAGCTGTTTCAGTATATAAAAGAATTTGTCGGTCGTTGTTAGAATCAAGTAATAAACGCTCAGAATGAATAAAATTAATTCTATTCCAAGAGCCTATAATGCCTTTGTCTAATACTGCACCTTGAGAATAATCTCTATTGATGATTTTTTCTTCATCTAGCAATTTTCTTTCTGCTTTTGCGTTGATGATACAATAGATTTTTTCCTCTGGGTCAACATCTTTTTCTTTCATAATTTCAAGAGCATTTAGTAACCTTTCAACAGTAAGGCCAGCCGCAGCATTAGGTACTATGTTTCCAGTTGGGAAATTTACTTCTATTTCTCCCTCTTTACCTTCTCTAGCTTTAGCAGTTGCAGCATAAATTAAAATGTCATCTTTCTTTCTCATAGCTGCTTTTTTAAGAGCTGTCATGTAATCAGAAGGAAGGCCATTAATATTAGTTCTGTTTTCATCAAAAGAATCAACAAATACCGCACCATGAAATTGTGAAGTAATTAGTTTTCTTCTTGAGTGGTAAGGGTCAAGATAAGGAGTAGGTGCGTTTCTTTCTGTCTTTTCTACTAGTTGCAAAGAACCTAATTTATTAAAGAAAAAACTTTCAGCTTTTACTGCCTCTTTTCTTCTTACTGTTCCATCTAGTCTTGAATTGTTTTGTTGCACTGCTTCAATTATACTATCAGAAAATTGTTTAATGTGCATTGAATTTGTAGTTAAGGAAGCCATATAAATTTATTTAAAATTAAAAATAGAAAAAATGAATTTCTTCATAATTGCTACCCTCAATTTCAAAGACCAAAAAGGCTACCTTTTACTTTTTTATCGGACAATCATCTTTCATCTAGGGATAATTAATACAATATCCCTAGATATTATTAGTTAAATATTTTTGCAATAGTCAAGTATTTTTTATAAAATCTCTTTTAAGAATAAGCTATGTTATATAATGAAAATAATTTTTGCTGTTTTTGATCTTCACTTAAAGAAGTGTCTTTTTTTATTAATTCAATACTTTCTAAAGCATCTTGCTTTGTCATATCAACATTATTAGCTAGTTTACCAATAGATTTATTGCTAACTTTAGAACCAATGTTAAACATAGTCTTTGCAATAGCTAACTGTGCATCTTTTGGTAAATTTTCTAATAATTTATCATATTCAGCAGGAGCAAATTGCTGCCAGGTTTGATCTGCTAGTTTTAAATTAGATTCGTATTCATTGCCCCATTCTTGAGATAAATTTTCTTCCATCTCTTTTATTCTAGTGTTATTATCAGCTTCTATTTGTTTTATTATTTCGTTTTCTTGATCTTTAAATGTTTTTACAAGTTCTTTAAAGTTATCTGGGTTTAAGCCCATAGAAATTGCTTTATCTTTTATAGTATTTAATATTTTGTCAGATTCGTCAATATCTTCAATTTTGTATTGTTCGGCTTCGTATTTTTCAGGTTCTTTTGGTGCGCCTAATTTCTTCTCAAGGTTAATATAGCTTTTTGCTAGTCCGTTAATATCCTTAAAATTAGACAAAGATTTTGATGATTTTAAATCTTCATCAGTTATTAAATCTAAAAAAGAAGAAACGGATTGCTTTGTTTCACTAGTTGTTTCACTAGTTGTTTCACTCTCTTGGCTTGTTTCATTGGCTGTTTCGTTGCTTGTTTCACTAAGTGTTTCATTAGTTGTTTCAATTTCTTTGTTATCAGACATAAAATTTAATTTAATTAATATTTTCTAATTGAGAATAAATAAACTCAATTATTTGCCTTCCGCCTTCACGAAAAAAGCAATCCGTTTGAATATCAGCGTTTAGACAATAGGGGGTATTATCTAATATTCTACTTTCTAATGCTTTTAAAACAATTTTGCCGTTTTCAGTACTAAAGACTTCTTTAAAAATT